TACCACGTGCCGCATGGGACCAAGAAGAAGCCGCTGAAGATCTGCACTGGCGGTGACCTCCAATCAACCTGGGGCACCTGCGTGTCCCGATTTACGGCCTAGGAGCCAACGACTGATGTTCTCCAAGCTTTTCTCATTCCTGATCACCATCGAGCGTACGGTCGAGCACGACGTCGAGGCGATCATCTCCGACTTCACCGACACCATCGCCAAGCTGGAAGCCGCTGCTGTGGCCAAGTACGACGAAGCGGTCAAGCTGCAGATCCTCTCGACCAACTACGAGAAGGCCGCAGACGAAGCTGACGCTGCCGCACAGAAGGCCCGCGCGGTCGCCGGCAAGATCAAGGCCCTGGTCGCCTGATGCACCACATCCACATCTCCACCGGCTTCATGTTCGTTGCGGCTCTCTTCACGGTCGGCCTCGTGGGCATCGTGCTCGCGTTCGTCGCGTCGATGAAAGCGGATCGCCGTGCAGCTGACGGCGCCATCGAGAAGGCCAAGGCTGACGCTGCGTACCGTGCGGCCTACCCGCCGCGCTACACCGCGGACGAACTGCAGAGCATGCACGGCGAGCGCCTCGCGGCTCGTCAGGCTGTCAACGGTGCCCCGTTCACCCAGGCTCCCTCGCAGTACAACACCTACGCTGCGGCGGCCCCTGTGTATCCCTCGGATCCTCTGACCGGCCTCGCGACTGGCATGATGCTGGGCTCCATGATGGGCCACAGCCACGACCACACGACCATCATCCACGACAGCTCGCCGTCCTACGTGGACAGCAGCCCCTCGTACAGCTCGTCATCCTCCTCTTCGGACAGCGGGTTCTCTTACAGCAGCGACAGCGGCTCGTCGTCCTATGACAGCGGCTCCTCCTCTGGCTTCGACGCCAGCTGGTAATTTCGAAAGACCAAACACTTTTCATGACCTACCCCGTTACACTCCCCAAGGGCACCCTTGTCTTCCCGAAGATCACCGAGGTCGACGAGTACAAGGGCAAGCGCTCGTACAAGACCCGCATCAAGTTCGACGACGAAGCTCACCGCAAGGTCGACGCTTGGCTGAAGTCGGAAGTCAAGAAGCTCGGCTACCCGGCCGATGCCAAGCTGCCATGGAAGAAGGACAAAAAGACCGGCGAGCTGACGCTCTACGTCTCGTCGGGCGAGAGGTTCCCGCCCATGCTGGTGGACGCGAAGGGCAAAGAGATCCCGCGCTCCAAGGTCCGCGTTAGCGGCGGCACCATCGCGAAGGTGGCCGTCTCCAAGCCGAAGTTCTATGACGTGCAGGGCGGCGTGATCAGCCTGTACATGCCCGGCTCCGGCGCCGCAGTCCAGATCATCGAGCTGGCCCAGCGTGGCGCCAAGTTCGAAGAAGAGCAGGGCTACACCTACGATGGCGGCGATGACGGTGACGATGCTGACACTTCGCCCTCCGAGAAGCCCCTGGACCTCGACGACGACATTCCGTTCTGATGTCGAAGCCCGCGCTCACTATCGAGCCTGAGTATCGCTCAAAGCTCGAAAAGGATGTCGCGGAGAAGCTCGCCGCAGCCGGTGTGGAGTTTGGCTACGAAAGTCGCCACGTTCCCTACACCGTGCCTGCGCGCGAGGCCAAGTACCTCCCAGACTTCTCGTTCGAAGGCTGTCCGATCATCATCGAGCCCAAGGGCCGCTTCGGCGGCAACTACGAGGGCTTCGGTGGTCGACGGATGGTCGGCACCAAGGACGCAGCGGTCAAGGAGAGACAGAAGTTCATCCTGCTCAAGGAACAACACCCCGAGCTGGACATCCGCTTCATCTTCTCCCGCGCCTCCACCCCGATCTACCCCAAGTCAAAGACCAGCTACGGCAAATGGGCCACGGACCACGGTTTCAAGTGGGCCGAGAAGGTCATGCCTGACGCCTGGGCTGAAGAGATCAAAGCGTACCTGAAGCAGCAACCCAAAAAGCGAAAGTGACCTGACATGTCTGACACGTTCACCATCGGCTCCACGACTGATCTGACCACCGACATCAACCTCGCTCCCCAGTGCCGTACGATCCTGACACACCTGAAGCGCGGCAAGACGATCACCAACAACGAGAGCATGCTGGTGTACGGGATCTTCCGCCTGTCGGACGTGATCAACAAGCTCCGCAACAAGGGCTACGACATCGAGACCGAAGTGAAGCGGGACGAAGTCGGCCGCCGCTACTCCAGCTACAAGCTGGCCTAATGGCTTCATGCACTAAGGGGGCGTGTCCTTGTGGCACGTCCTCTGACGCTTTTGCGACATACGACGACGGCACCACTTGGTGCTTCAGCTGCAATGACCCGAAGAACTTCGGAGCATCGGGCATCTCCAGATGGGACACCGTGAACACACAAGACGACGACTTCGCAGAGAAGCCGAAGAAGAGCTTCACCCCGATCAAGGGGCACTACGCGGATCTGACGGCTCGCGGGATCACCGAAGAGACCTGCAAGAAATGCGACTACCAGATCGGCGAGACTGACAGCGGTAAGCGCGTCCACATCCAGCTGATCAAGGACGACAATGGTCGCCTGATCGACCAGAAGACCCGCGACAAGGACAAGCAGTTTGCATGGGTGGGTGGCAGCAAGTATGCCGGCATCATCGGCTCATGGTCCTGGCCCGCCAAGGGCAAGTCCGTGGTGATCACCGAGGGCGAACTGGACCGCATGTCCATCTCCCAGGCCTTCGACAACAAGTGGCCCACTGGCTCACTCCCAAACGGAGCCTCAACGGCCAAGAAGGCCATCCTGGCGGACTACGAGAAGCTCTGCCGCTTCGACAGCATCATCCTGTGCTTCGACAACGACGCGCCAGGACAGGAGGCCCTCAAGGTCGCCTGTGAGACGCTGCCGGTCGGCAAGGTCAAGATCATGTCCTTGCCCAAGAAGGACGCCAACGCGGTCCTGATGGACAAGGATCTGGGACCCGCGGTGCTCGTGCGCGCCTTCTGGGACAGCACGCCCTACAGGCCCGATGGGATCCGTGACGGCTCCGACTTCTCCGTGACGCGGATGAAGCAGAAGCGGAAGCAGGGTGTCACGCTGCCGTTCCCTAAGCTCAACGAGATGTGGGCAGGGGACCGCGACGGCGAAGTTACGACCATCATCGCCGGCTCCGGTATCGGCAAGAGCACCATCGCGCGCAACATTGCGTATCACGTTCGCATGGAGCACGGCTTCAAGATCGGCAACATCTTCCTTGAGGAAGACAACGACACGACCGTGAAGGCGTACATCGGCCTGCACCGCGAGAGGCCTCTGCGCCAGCTGGTGTCTGAGCCTGACGCGTTGACTGACGAGCAATGGGAAGCCTCCCTGGCGGCAGTCGTGCGCGGCAACATGATGTTCTACGACCACTTCGGCTCGGTCGAGAGCGAGCGCCTGCTCACCATGATGCGCTACATGGCCGCAAGTGGGTGCCGGCGCATTGTGCTCGATCACATCAGCATGTCGGTCTCGGGCCTCGCCAGCAATGACGAGCGCAAGGACATCGACGTTCTCATGACGGGTCTGGGCTCGTTCACCCAGGAGACTGGCGTGGGCGTGTATGCGGTCTCGCATCTCAAGCGCCAGATGGGCAAGGACTTCAACGAAGGCGCCCCGATCTCCCTCAGGGACATCCGTGGCTCGTCGGCAATCGAGGGCGTGTCCTTCAACGTCCTGGCGGCCGAGCGCAATCAGCAAGATCCCAAGAAGAAAGCCTTCGCTCAGCTGCGGTCCCTCAAGTGCCGCATCACAGGCGAGACGGGCGAAGCCGACCTGCTCAAGTGGAACCTTGAGAAGGGCTGTTACGAGCCAGCAAGCGCGGCCGATCTGGCCGAGTTCGATCCACACGATGACACAGAGGATGCAGCGTTATGATGAGGCCTAAGGCGCAGGCTGTAACTTTCTCCGAAGGAGGCAACTGGGTGTCGTTCCCGTGCCGGGAGCGCAACACGCCGCAGGGCATCCTAGTTCACTCCATCAAGTTCGACGATGGGAGCATCTGGGATGCCTACAACGGCTGGCGCCCCAGCACACTGCCAGAAAAAATGGAACTTGACCCGTCGGGCAAAACAGGAGCATGACGCTATAACTCGACTACTCTACGACACAGAGAGCAACGGTTTCGTTGCGAATGCGACCAAGATCCACTGTGTCGGAATTATCGACCTGAAGACCGAAGAGGTCATCGGGTTTCGACCACACCAGATCAAAGACGCCCTGCAGATCCTCAGCGAGAGCGAGGAGCGCATCGGGCACAACATCCAGAAGCATGACGAGAGGCTGGTCGCCAAGCTCCACGGGGCTCTCCCTGGCGCGCGGATCAGCGACACGTTCGTCATCGCGAGGACGATGTTCCCCAACGTCAAGCTGACGGACAGTGGTCTGATCGAAAGTGGGAAGCTCACGGAGAAGCTCCGGGGCAAGCACTCGATCAAGGCCTGGGGCATGCGCCTGGGCGAGCAGAAGGGCGACTACGCGGAGGTGAAGGAAGCCGAGGCGCG